CTCTTGGTCTTGTTGGGGAGACATTAACAGGTCCGGCTTTCGAACCAATTTTTATCACAAACTATGATGATTTTGAATCATACTTTGGCGGAACGATTCCTGAAAAATTCGTTAACACTCAAATTCCAAAATATGAGTTGGCATACATCGCAAAATCATATCTTCAACAATCTAACCAATTGTTTGTAACAAGAGTATTGGGTTTATCTGGTTATGATGCGGGTCCATCTTGGTCAATTACAACAATTGCCAATGTTGACGGTAGTACTGTAGGTCTTAGTGTATCAACAGGTACAACATATACTGTTAACTTTACTGGTACTACTGGCGGAACTGAAATTACATATACTTCAGCGTTCCCATCTATAATTCAAACAGGAAATACTTACACACAATATAATGGTGGTGTGTCAACAATTAGTACACAATTATATAATCAAATCCAAACAGTAATAAATAACTCAGGAACTACTTCAGGAGATTCGGCTTACATTTTTGGAACCGTAGGAACAACTGATTATGATTCAATACTAACAGGATATACTGCACAGACAAACGTTTATAATGTATCAGGACTTTCTGTGTATGACGCAGACTTTACATCACCAAGTGATGATACTTGGTATTACGCAAACTTTGATATTACAACAGGAGATGATTACACAGGTTATTCTTTCTATAACGTAGTGTCAGCTATCACTGGAAGTTCAGGTTCTTACTCGGGAACTGTTACTGGTAAATACTATACATATTCAGGTACTGCATATGAAGGTTGGAATGACGTAGTTGTTGCAACTTTACGTTCAAGAGGTATTTCATTGTTTACAACTGACCTTCACGGTCCACAATATCAAATAACAGGAACAACTGATGTTATATTAGATAATTCAGGTTCTTACTCAGGAATTTCACAAAACCCATTTGCTCAATTCGCAATATCAGGTTATACTGACAATGCTGAAACACCGGCATCATTCTCATTTGTTACTTCAATGAATAGTAATGACGCTAACTATATCACTAAGGTATTTGGTCTTTCTAACTTTGGTAAGAATAGAGTTGAAACTCCATTGTTTGTTGAAGAACAATTCCAAACAATGTTAACTTATGGTTATAACAAAGGTTACATTAGAGGTATTAATTCATCTTTGATTAGTTTACCAGGTTTAAGAAATCCTGTAACAACAAATACAATTGCTAACTACTTAGAACAATACAAATCACCTGAATCGCCTTGGGTTGTATCACAACTTTATGGTTCAACAGTTGAGAGATTGTTTAAATTTTACGCAATTGCTGATGGTAACAGCGCAAATACTCAAATCAAAATTTCAATTCAAAACATTTCATTTAACAATTTAAGTTTTGATGTGGCGGTTCGTGATTTCTTCGATACTGATGCTAATCCAGTTATTTTGGAAAAATATACTAACTGTACTATGGACCCAACAACAAATAACTACATTGCGGTTAAGATTGGTACTAGTGATGGTGAATACGCTTTGAATTCTAAATATATCATGTTGGAAATGGATGTTGATGCAAATCCTGAATCAGTACCTTGTGGTTTTGAAGGATATGTAATAAGGAATTATGGTTCAGCAACTCCTCCATTCCCAGTTTATAAAGTGGCTTACAACTTTCCTGGTGAAGTAATTTATAACCCACCATTTGGTGTTGTTACTAACCCACCATTCTCTTACACAGGTTTTGATAATAAAACTGTATCAGGTGGTGACAGAGTAAGAAGTACATATTTGGGTATTTCATCACAAATTGGTTATGACCCATTATTCTTTGAATACAAAGGTAAACAAAAACCACTTGACTTATGTGTTGAAAGTGATGCACCATCTTGGAACTATGTAACTAAAGGTTTCCACATGGATTCAGGTGCAACTGTTGTAAGTATTGTGACAGGTCCAACATCTGGTACACCAGCATTTGATTGTGGTGTTGCGTCATTCCAAAGAGACCCCGAAACTTCGGCAAACCCTTACTACCAAATTCAAGCAAGAAAATTCTCTTTCTTATTACAAGGTGGTTTTGACGGTTGGGATATCTACAACGAAAGTAGAACAAATACAGATAGATTTATATTAGGTGGTAGTGGTTATCAAGCTGGAGCTTGTCCAACTACAAGATACCCTAACGCAACTGGTTGGGGAGCATTTAAACCAATCGCAATCAGCAACTTTACTGACTTCGCAAATACTGATTACTACGCTTACTTGTTAGGTATTAACACATTCTCAAATCCTGAAGCTGTAAATATAAACGTATTTGCAACACCTGGTATTGATTATGTTAACAACTCAAACTTGGTTGAGGATTCTATTTCTATGGTAACATTCGATAGAGCGGATTCAATCTACATTTGTACAACACCTGATACAGCAATGTTTGCACCTGTAACAAATCCTGCAGATTTCATCTACCCAACTGAAGCGGTTGACAATTTAGATAACACAGGAATTGACTCTAATTATACTGCAACTTACTATCCCTGGATTTTGGTTAGAGATACTGTAAACAATACACAGATTTACATACCACCAACAAATGAAGTTTGTAGAAACTTGGCGTTGACTGATAACATTTCATTCCCCTGGTTCGCAACTGCGGGTTACACAAGAGGTTTAGTAAATGCTGTTAAAGCACGTAAGAAACTTACACAAGAAGATAGAGATACTTTGTATCAAGGTAGAATTAACCCAATTGCAACTTTCTCTGATGTTGGAACTGTTATTTGGGGTAATAAAACATTACAAATTGCTGACACAGCACTTAACAGAATTAACGTAAGAAGATTGTTATTACAAGCTCGTAAGTTAATTTCAGCAGTGGCGGTTAGATTGTTGTTTGAACAAAACGATGCTAAAGTAAGACAAGATTTCTTGGATTCAGTAAACCCAATCTTGGATGCAATCAGAAGAGACAGAGGTTTATATGACTTTAGAGTTACAGTTAGTAATTCACCTGAAGACTTAGATAGAAATACTATGACAGGTAAAATTTACTTGAAACCAACTAAAGCATTGGAATTTATCGACATTGAGTTCTTGATAACTCCAACAGGAGCGTCATTTGAAAATATTTAATATTTGAATGATTAGAAAAAAAACATTAAACACCACATCGTCATTACTTGAAGGTTTTGACGATGTTGGTACGCCTGACATGAAATATTATGCCTTTGATTGGGATGATAATATCATGATGATGCCAACTAAAATTATACTTAAAGATGATAGTGATAATGAGGTTGGTATGTCAACAGAAGATTTTGCGGAATATAGAAGTGAAATTGGTGTGAAACCATTTAATTACAAAGGTAGTACAATTGTTGGATATGCTGACGAACCTTTTCGTAATTTCAGAACTGGTGGTGATAAACAATTTAAAATTGATGCCATGAAAGGTAAACCAGGTCCCGCTTGGTCTGATTTTGTGGAGGCAATCAACAACGGGTCAATTTTTTCAATAATCACCGCACGTGGACACAATCCTGAAACAATTAAAGACGCAATTTATAACCTAATAGTTTCCGACCATATGGGTATTAATAAAGACTTATTAATTAAGAATCTTAGAAAATTTCGTGACTTTACAAACATGGAAGACAAATCGGATATGGAATTAATAAAAGACTATATGGATATGAACAAATATTATCCTGTTAGTTTTGGTACAGACGCAGGAGCTGCCAACCCCGAAGAATTAAAAGTCCAAGCAATGAAAGAATTTATTTCATACGTAAAAGGACAGGCAAAAGAATTAGGTAAAAAATTATATGTTAAAGATGATGTAAGAAATAACTTTATTCCTAATATTGGCTTTTCAGATGATGATTTAAAGAATGTAGAAGTAATGAAGAAGCATTTTGAAGATGAACCAGTTTTAAAGACTTATTCTACTGCTGGAGGAACTAAAACTAGATACTAAACGATGATAATTTTTAAAAAATTAAAGTAAATACAAAAATTTTCAAACAACGTGTATTTATAGATAAATAAACTAAAACAAAAAACTAAAAAGAATATACCATGGCTGATTTATTAATGAAAATGCCGGTTCCTTACGAACCAAAAAGAGCGAACCGA